TTAATCCCCCGTGGACACTGCGTGGACACTTACGCCACCTTTCAGCGGATTAAGGGCCACCGCATCCTGCAGGTAATCCGGTGCAAAATGCGCATATGCCATTGTTTGCTGAATGGTTGCGTGACCAAGAATCTTCTGAAGCGCAATAATGTTTCCTCCGTTCATCACAAAATGGCTGGCGAACGTATGCCGCAGCACATGTGCAGCCTGGCCTTTTGGTAAATCGGGCTTAACTCTTTTCAGCGCCAGGCAGAATTCCCGGTACTTCACCTCAAACAAGCCGCCTGTTTCTCTGGTTTTGATCGCCTCACAAACTGCCTGCGAAATTGGCACTGTTCTCTTCCGGCCATTTTTGGTTTCAAGAAACGTTACACGGTTATGAACTATCTGTTCACCACGAAGCTTACAAGCTTCACTCCAGCGCGCCCCTGTGCTTAAACACAAAAGCGCAACACGCCAGTAGTCGCCCTCCAGTGTATCGAGCAATAGCGCCACTTCCTTCTGTGACAGGAACGCCATTTCTCGTGGAGATACATAAAGAATAGAAATTCCCCTTACTGGATGTTCTGCATCCCAAAGACCTATTTTTTTCAGCACGGTAAACATTCCGGATAACCGATTCATGTACCTGTTAGCAGATGACGGTTTCAATCCTTCAGCTATCTTTTGAGAACGCCACGCGATAATTTTCAGCTTATCAAGATCCACAGCCTGCATATCAGCGCCAAGCTCATTGATTATGTTGCGCAGTTGTTTTCGGTCTTCTTCCGCCTTACGCCTGTGCTGGCCGTGATACATCCACCACAACTCAAGCAAATCATTTAGCGTTCGACGATCACGGTAGCCCTGTATATATTCCCGCTTTTCAGCGTTCGCCATGATGTAGCGTTCAGTGGCCACCGCTACCGATTTTTTGTCAAATACCTTACGCACGCGCTTTCCCTTGCGTCCGTTCGGCCTGATGTCCAGCAAATAACGACCATCTTCGAGCTTCTTAATCGACATTACGAAGCCCTCCAATGAACCGCTCTACAATTTCTCCAGCCTCTTTCCAGCAATAATCAGACCAGACAAAAAGCAGGTCTAACCAGTTTTCTGGCCTCAGCGGGATAATTTTTGGATTGTTTCGGTTGAAACGCGATCTCCCTCCGAATTGCAGGAACCATCAAGAGAGAGAGCCGGAGAAATTTGCCCGACCTCCGGCATCGTTTCATCTGTTGATAACCAATAAGCATACTTCTTAAATTTAGGGTGTTTCGTAACCTTAAGTAAGGCACCCTCTGTTACTTGCTTCCCCCTCACCTCATAGTTAGTTACCGTCCCATAAGGCAGCCCAACACAATCCGCAAACTCCTGGCGGGTCATACCTTCTGCTTCACGAATCAGGCGAAATTTTTCACCCATGCTTGACAAAGATGCCATATCGGGCATATCCTCCATCGCAACATGCCACATCGGGCACAAACATAAAAACACTCAAATAAGCCGATATAAGCCATTTTGAGCCATTCGAACGAATTAGGGAGATTACCACAATGAGCGAATCAGAGCTTGGGGGGTTCATTCAGGTAGCACCATATCCACTTGAAGCGGTGCCATATCAACTATTCGCCAAGATGATCGGCCGCAAGGAATCCACAGTCAGAACCATGATTGACGCAGCAAAGCTACCGACAATTGACTTTGTGAAACCAGGTTCAGTAAAGACGCGTGCATCAGAAAACTGGGTATATCTGCCAGCATTTAACGAAGGCATGCGCAAAGCGTTTTTTGAGCAACCGAAAGAACGCCGCGACGCATGGTTGTTGTGGCTGGGACTTTAGTCATAAATGACCAGCCATATCATCAGCGCCATTCTGACCCTTGTTTTTATTGAGATAGGCGTAATAGAGATCTATTTGTTTCGCAAGTTAACGGGACATGAAGAACGCTTTATTGAACTCAGCATTGAATATATCGCCGCTTATACCAAAGGACTTTTCCCGGCAGCTATTGGGGCGATGTTTATAGCGTTTGTTATCTGGTTTATCGGGTGAGAAACCTGACAACCCACAACTACTGCAATGAGGGTAATTATGTGTGGCATGGACAAATTGGACCTTATGTTAATTGTAATACTATCAATTAACTTCGGTTACCTCTTAAGCGGCGCAATTCTCATGTGCGGAGGCAAACGAAAATGAACCAGCAGTCCGCAAAACGTGAAAACAATGCGATGCGATTTAATCGCAAATATTTTGAGTTCGGCCTCTATGCCGGAATAATTAAATCTGTACAGAGTCTTTAACATGAAACAGCAACGTAATTCACGCTTTCGCAATGGTGCAGAACGCCACGCTAACCGTTTTGCTACCAGTGCATCACGCAGCAACATCCGCTACAGCCTGAGTGATACACACGCAACGCCGGATGGCTACCCAGTAAAACAAATCGGCGAGCATGCCTGGCTGATTGAGAAAGCTGGAATCGTGATCCACAAATGCCCACGCAATCCGTTTACCGGAAACCGCATTTTTGCTCTAAGCAGTGGCGACAATCAGTTCGGGCAGGATTTCACATTATACGAAGCACTTCGCACGGTTGATCGTCTGCTTCGCGGGCAAAGTTTTATTAAACAGGCTGATTTATAACAGGTGCTTTATGACCAAAGACCATGCACAAGGTGTATTTATCCGTTTTATTGATTTTCGCGGTGAACTGTTATTACGTGCATCCGCTATTGACGGAGTAACTCCGGCGGGTAAAAACGGAGCCGACGAAGCCACTTACGTTTATCTGAACGGTACGCGACTGCTTTTGGAACTTCCGTACCAGACCGTACGAGAAATCATTAGCGAAGCTGAAAAGGCACGCCAGGTTAATGGCGATGAACCCTATATCGAAATTATTTGTATGGATTCAGAAGCTGAAATACAGAAAGCAGATTAAAGGGCGTTGTGATGGGCAAAGAATATAAAACTCTCATTAACAAAGCACTTGAGCGTTTTTATTTTCGCTTAAGTGCATCAGGCGCTCATGCTGAACGTGCGGCCCGTGACTCATTGACCAGAGCAATCCGAAGTCTGTATGACGTGGCTTTTTACGCTGATGATCTGGATGCACTTAACGAACTTTCCGAGCTGATCTGTGCCGCAGAGTGCGGGGAACATATTGAACCGTATAAGCTGGGGAATATCGCATGAGTATATTTATCTCATGGCTTGTTCTGATTATTTCGGTGGCCTGCGCTATTGGGATTATGCGAATTATTCATTCAATAAAAAAGATTGAACGCTTTTTCACTGGCGAATAACAGAGCAAATAAAACCACAGATTAAATAAGGAAATGTAAAACAATCCGCATTCGCGGAGGTATTCGCACACGCCAAGGAGGCGTAATGGCAATTAAGCATTTTCCTGTCGTTCGTTTTACCTCCAGAGGGCGTGAATACGAAGTCGACGAACGCCTGATTACCACAATCGACAAACACCGTTCAGAAAAGGATGCACATCACATCTATCTCACTGACGGCACTTACTTCTGCGCCACGAATGTGGTGCGGGTGAACCTTATCCGACAGGTACAGGAGTCACGCAGATGACCATTCTGGACTATATCGCCGCCAATCCGGGGTGTAGCGGTGGAGAAATCGCCGCAGCACTGAATACCCCAACCACAGCCATTAATGTGGAGTTACGCCGACTCTGGCGCAGCGGTTCAGTCATAAGAAAAGAGCGCAAAACAGGCGGTCGCTTTTCTTACCAGATAAACCCGATGCCGTTCGGGTGCGGCAATCCACTTACCAACATGTTTAACCAGCTACTGAAGGAAGCCAGAGCATGAGCGCCATCAACCACCAGGAATTACGCGAACTGGCGACTGACCTGCAACGAATGGCAACGCCTCAAAAATTACTGGCGTTTCGCGCAATGCTCTCGCCGTCTGCTGTGCTGGCGCTGCTGGATGAGCTGGAGCACGCCAGAACCACACCTCTCGCCATTCGCCTGACGCTCCGTCATGAAATCGAGGATTTCTGCGCGACGTTGGAGGCGCCAGGCGAACCGGAAACGCCGGAAGCAATACAGCAAGAGCTGCTGCAACGCATTGACAAGGTTTTTGATTTTTTTCTGAACCACTAAGAAACCAGAACATGCACACACAAAAAAACCGCTTGCCATGCCGCAATCAGTCAGGTTACATTTCCGCTGCACCTCACAAAACGGGTGCCGGGTTTCGCAGCCTGCTGACTACACAAGCGCACAACCGCGCCAGCGGTTTTTTTGTGCGTACTGTATTGCCACGTTTTTTTCGCGTCAGAATTATGGCGGGGCGTACGGGGCCGACTTCGGTCGGGCCGGGTTCTTGTGTAGCCGGTACTGCGAACCTCGTACGTCTCGCCACCCACAGTTTCGCAGCTCTGGATGGTGAGTTTTCACAACTTACTACACAAGGGGCCACACCATGGCAAACCGCAAACCACACCGCGCTATCGCGGAGCGTCGTCACATCCAGACTGAAATCAACCGCAGACTTTCCCGCGCATCACGCGTCGCGCAAATCATGCACATCAATATGCTGCATGAGCGCAGCCACGCACTATCAAACATTTATTCCGCCTCTGTTTTCAGCTATCTGGCGGATGATCTGCACGAGCTTCAACAGCTCATCCAGCAGCAAAACAAACTCCATTAACTCCTGTTCCGGGCCTTTCCTGCACCTTGCGGCGGGAGGCCTTCGCACATCTGTAACAAGAGGATTGCCGCAATGATTCTCGCCAACGACTTTCTTGAATACCTGCTCAACACAGAACGTGATCTTGCCGCTCGCGTGCGTGATCGTTATGACATGTACCTGAAATCCCTGCCTGTACCGCAGCTCGCTGACGGAAAGATTGTTATTGATGGTCGCTACATGATTGACAGCCACGAGGGAAATTACAGGCTTTACCGCATTGAAGGTGGCACCCCGTCCGTTATTGGCATTTACCAGCGCCCATCCACTGCAATCGTCGATGTGATTGCCGACAGCATCCGCATCACACATCGCCATGCCGACACAGAAGACACCGTGCTGGAAATTCAGCGGCTGGCTACAGTCTGCCGCGACACCCTGAATGGCATGACGAAGTAAATCACTATGACGGCAGAGTACATCAGGGACTGGCAACAACCGCGCCACGCAGTGGGGCGTGAAGGAACGGGGATCCCCGCTCCTGAATCCGCGCTTTCCTCCTGGCTGGATGCCTACCGGGTAGAGAACGAGCACCGCCAGGAAATGGCTGATGCGGCGTTCTCCGCAACGCTGCTGGGCAACCTGATTAATAAAAGCCTGGACGCACAGGAAAAACAGGACAAAACCATCACACTGGCCAGAGAAGCCAGAAAACAGGCACGTGGCGCGGTGGATGAAGCCATGGCCTCGCTGCGCCTGCTGCCGTCCTATCTGCGCGATCCGCTTATTCGCCACCTCTCCTTCCTGCGCAAAAAACAGGAAGCCGATCGCCGGAAAGGCAAAAAGAGCTGGCAGGCGGAACGCTATGCACGCGGAACCCTGCGCAAAATATTCGAACGTCTGGATCGCACTGACGGACACTGGCTGACACCGGGTTATCGCTCCCTTGCCGGACGCGAACGCCTGGACGATTTGCTTTACCTGCCGCAGCTCAACAAACACCAGATACAGTCGCTGGCCACCATGACGGCGGCGATGTTCAGCAGCACCTTCGAAAAACTCTGTGATGGCTTTGGTGCCAGAGATGGCGAGCTGACCATGGATGTAACGCTGAAGGCGTATCAGATGCTGGCCCGCATGGCGTTACACCTGCACATCATGCCTCCACATTATGACGCACTGACAACAGATAAAGACCGGAGGAACGAACCGGACACGGAGCTGCTGCCGGGCGCAGTCCTTCGCCTGACCTGTGCGGAATGGTGGAAACGCAAACTGTGGCTGTTACGTTGCGAGTGGAGAGAAGAACAACTCCGCGCCGCCTGTCTGGTTTCCAGAAAAACATCACCCTATCTGAGCCAGGACGCGTTAAGCGAGTTTCGCGCACAGCGCGAGAAAACACGCGATTTCCTGAAAAGTTTCATGCTGGAAAACGAAGACGGGTTCACGATTGATCTCGAGACAGTGTATTACGCGGGAGTAAGTAACCCGGTTCACCGTAAGGCAGAAATGATGGCCACCATGAAGGGGCTGGAACTTCTGGCCGAAGCCCGTGGCGACAAAGCGGTGTTTCTGACTGTCACCTGCCCGTCAAAATACCACGCCACAACAGAGAACGGTCATCCGAATCCCAAATGGAACGGGGCCACCATGCGCGACTCCAGCGATTACCTGGTTAACACGTTTTTTGCGGCGGTCCGCAAAAAACTGAACCGCGACGGTCTTCGCTGGTATGGCATCCGCACGGTGGAGCCTCACCATGACGGCACCGTGCACTGGCATATGATGGTCTTTGCTCATCCGGAAGAAATCGACAGCATCGTGGCCATCACCCGCGATATTGCCATTCAGGAAGACCGCCACGAGCTGGGCAATGATATTACTCCGCGCTTTAAGGCGGAGTATGTCGACGGCTCAAAAGGCACACCAACCAGCTATATCGCGACCTACATCGGAAAGAACCTGGACAGCCGCGCCGTGGATGGCATCGACCCGAAAACGGGCAAGCCACGCGTTGACCACGAAACCGGAAAATCAATGGCCGAGAGTGTGGAGCGCGCCATCGGCTGGGCGCGCCTTCATCGGGTCCGCCAGTTCCAGTTCTTTGGCATCCCCTCCCGTCAGGTGTGGCGTGAACTGCGCCGCCTTGCCAGCCAGATGGCACGCAACCCGGAAGGCCCGCAACGACTGAAAGATGACGCAATGGATGCGGTACTCGCTGCCGCCGATGCCGGGTGTTTTGCCACCTACATTGAAAAACAGGGCGGCGTACTTGTTCCACGCAAAGACTACCTGATTCGCACCGCCTACGACCTCGCAGATGAGCTGAATGATTACGGCGAACAGAGCGTACAGATTTACGGGATCTGGTCACCACTCATCGGGGAATCCTCCCGTGTGTGCACGCATCCGGATAACTGGAAACTGGTAAGACGTAAACCGGAAACGGAAGACAGCGCCCGCGAAAATGGTTTTGACCTTCAGGGCGGCCCTGCCGCCCCTTGGACTCGTGGCAATAACTGTCCCCGTGTACAGGAAACGGACAACAACGGGACAGAACAGCCGGAAGAACGGCCAGCACCGTGGCCGCAGCTCCCTGACGGCGTTGAAGTGAACGAATGGATGCGCTCACTGAAACGGCACGAACGCCGGGCGCTGATGCGTTCGCTTCGTGACAAACAGGCAAAAAACAGCAGTGATGAAATGCAGAGCTGGACACAGAGCCGCAAACAGCAGCGGCCTTTGCCTGATAACCACGAATTACTCGCTAAAGAATGGCGGGAGTCTGCTGAATCTCTCGGCCTGCATATCGGTGAACAGCAGATGCAGCACCTGTTACGGGGCGGCAGTCTGTACGTTGACGGCAGCATCATTGCACCGCAGGGATTTGAAATTGTACGCAAACCGGATACCCGACCGGACAGCCGGATCACGCAGCTCTGGCAGCGCCTGAGCCGTAACCACGGCGTAAGCAGCACGGAGATCCGCCATAACCCGGTCGCCAGCTATCTGGAACAGCTGGGGGCATCAGACCCCGAAGCCGCCGCACGCCTGGCATCCACACTTCAGCAAGACCAGAACACCATGAAAACACCCGTTACCGTGCTTTCTGACATGCTGCGCGCCATCCGCGACGCAGAGCACGCACAGAGAATCAGTGAAACCACTGAACGCGCCCGCCGCAAAGCAGACCTGCTGCGAGGTGGCCTGACCAGTGGAAACAAAAAACAGACAGAAACGGGATTCACAAATCCCGTAAATGAGCAAAAAACGCGCCGCGATATATGAAGCGCGCATAAAACAGGCAAAAACGGGATTTCAGAATCCCGTAAACGATTAATTAATCAACATAAGGAAAAGCGACATGAAAATTTGTATCGATGACGGCTCCACCAACATCAAGCTGGCATGGACTGAGAACGGCGAACGCCGCAACGCCATCAGCCCGAACAGCTTCAAGTCGGAATGGTCTGCGCCGTTCGGTGGCACGCAGCCCGCGAACTACATGCTTGATGGCGTGCGCTATGGTTTTGATCCGGTCAGCGATCGCTTTGTCCAGACAACTGACACGCAATACCAGTACAGCGATGTGAATGTCATTGCCATTCATCACGCGCTGGTCAAATCAGGCATCACGCCACAGGAGGTGGATGTGGTTGTCACCCTGCCACTGAGCGAGTATTTCGACACAAACGCACAGCCGGACATGGCCAACATCAACCGCAAAAAAGCGAACGTTATGCGCCCGGTGGAGTACCAGAACGGCGAAGCATTCACTATCCGTAACGTGCGGGTTATGCCTGAATCCATTCCGGCTGGCTTTAAGGCACTGGCTGACATGAGTCCGTTTGAATCCCTGCTGATTGTGGATTTAGGCGGAACCACGCTGGATGTGGCAAAGGTTCAGGGACAACTGGCAGGTATCAGCCAGGTGTTTTGCGATCCACACGTAGGCGTTTCCCTGATGTCCGATGCCGTACTGTCGGTGATGGCCACTAACGGTATGCGTACCAGTCACCACATCGCCAATACCATTATCGAACATCGCCATGATGAAGCCTGGCTGCGCCAGCACATCCACAATGACGCGCATTACGCCAGCCTGATGGCGGTTATTCGTGAAAAGGAAGAAACACTGAAACAACGCGTGATCCGCGCGCTGGCGGGTTTTTCGGGTTACGGGCGGGTGATGATTGTCGGTGGCGGGGCAGAAATTGTGGCACCCGCTATCCGCGAAGCCTGCGGAGTTAATGCGACTTTCATCGCGGACGGGGTGCCACAGTTTGCTCTGGTTAATGGGCTGTACGCAATGGACAAGGAGTAAACCAATGACGACACCAACCAGACGGATAAGTTTCTATCTGAAGCCCGCCGCCGTCAAGAACGAAGGCGAAGCATGCGCCTGGCTGGACAGCCTTACACCAGAAGCCCGCAAAAGTGGTCAACGCGTGGCTTTTCTGGCCGGGCTGGCACTACTGAAAATGAATCCGGCAGAGGCTTACCGACTGGCTGCATGGGCTGATGATGAGGCGTTATCAATGACACAAACCAGGACAGAACGCCCCGCGTCACAGCCAGTATCAACCGCACAGATAACCAGTCAGATGGCCGGAAATATCCGGGCGTTATTTCCCGAATAACACAACATCAGGGCGCATCCGCCCTGATGACTTTAACCCGGGAGCATAAACAAGGGGGACACAATGCAACACATTGACAGAGAAAAAGCGCAGCGACTGATTGAGCGGATGGAAGCGCTGGCGAAAGAAGAAAATGTCAACATCCAAAAAATAGCTGAATGTGGCCAGATAGTTCTTCGTCGTGAAAAAGACCTCAAACAACTGATGTCTGGCGAAACCAGCAAAACATGGACTTCAGGCGAGAAGACGGTTTATTGCAGCTTCTGCAATAAATCCCAGTACGAAGTCACAAAGGTGATTGCCGGACCGTCTGTTTACATCTGCAATGAGTGCGTGGATTTGTGCAATGAAATTATCAGGAAAGAAGTGACAGACAAAAAGGAAAAAAACGCATGAACAGAAAACAGAAACAAGAGTTGAAATACTTCTTACGTAAAGAAATTGCCAGGCTTGAAGATGCAGAGTCACAATCATCAGAAATTCCGTTCGGAATGGATATCAACGACGCCCGTATGCTCCAGGCATACCGCATAGCTCAGGCTGCACTACAGGCAAAACCGTCAGATGGACTGGTTAGAGCAGTACATTTCTATGAACAGGTAAAGCGTGAGAATCCGCCAGTCGAAACTGGAGTATGGAAAGACGCTATTGACTGGGTGACCAAAGAGGCTTGCCAAGCTGTAGACATTGGCATCAAAGGAGAGTGATATGGCAACTTTGACAAAAAAAGAACAAGCATGGTTGAGCGAATTACAGGACGTTCTTGATCGCTGTCCATCACCGAAAAAAATTGGTTTTTACACCATTGGCGATAAAAGCATTTACCTGTATGACCTACGCCGCATGGATGAAATCATGGAGGCTCTTGATAATCGTTCGTCAATGGATTGGTGTGTTGCTGTCCATGATATGAATGCAGGGTTTGATGAAAAGATTTTGTTCCCCTCATCAGTTGAAAGCACAGCAGGATAAGGACCCAGCAAATATACACAACCTATAAAACACTAAAGCGCCTCAGGGGCGCTTTTTGTTTGCACAAAAGTGCACAAATTTGCACAATTTTTTTGAACGACTTTTTACCCTTCCGGCCCGCATGGCGGCTGGATCCGTCAAGGATCCGTGCGTGCACAAAAAAACGCGCTTTTTCTGCGCGCAGGTGACGGGGGAACAGCCCGCGTTTCAGGGGGTAAATAGCATCCCCTGAACGATGTCGCAGCGACACAACAGAATGGCTGTATTTCTCACGCTGAGCGTGAAAAAGACGTGAGGGCTTTTGATTTGATGGAGTGGAAGATAAGGCCGTCAAAATCGCACTGAGGCGGCGAGAACATGCAGTCAACGCGGTGGGATTGTGTAAGAGTCTGACTGTCGATGATGGCAATCAGCAGGAAAGCATCGTGAAATTATCTGACTGATACAGGAGCTGGAGAGTCGGGGCATAAATTTTTTATGCCCCGGCGAAGCAGCAGACAAGCGAAGCGCGTCAGGATGTGGGCTGGGTGTCTAACAGTGCGTAAGGGTTAAAGCGGATCACCTCTTCGCCAAGCCAGTCATTGATGTGCTTCATGGCCTCCATGACGGGCATCAGCTCGTTAATTGCGTAAACCCGCGCGGCCTTCTCCACATCACCAAACGCACTTTTTTCGCCCGGCATCGCCCCCATCAGTTGCGGCGGAACGCGGTGCGCAGCCAGCACATCATCACGGGATGCCGCCTTAACATTCATGAACTCATCCTTTGCGGTGATCTGCTGGAACGGCAAAATTTGCACCCCCTCTTTGCCCCCGTTGGGCGCATGGATGAGCACGTTTTTAAACGCACCACCACCACGCGCACCCTGTAGCGTTTCTTTCAGGGAGTCCATGCTTTCGCGGTTTACCTGCGCTGCACCGATGTAGATGATGCACCCGGCGTGGGATCCATTGTCGTAATACAGTTTTCTGAACATGTCCGCCGAATGAGACAGGCTGGCCGAGAGTAATGCGCCAAGATATTCCGGCATGCCGTAAATTTCCTGGTTAATGTCAGGATTCATCAGGTGGCACACTTTGCCAGGGCGAAACTGAAACGCGTCCTTGCCATCCTGCACATACCACCATGATTCAAGATCGCTTCCGCGTCGCATGTATTTCGCCAGGGCGTGCCGTAATTTAAGCGGTTCGCCGAGCATATTGCTTCGAAGCTCAAGGAATGCGTTACCGAACACAAACCAGTCCAGCGCCAGCGCCGAGAAATCCTGCCGGGAAAGCAACGGGTGCGGGATGTAGCAACCGAGTAATACATTGCGCTTAAAGTAAAGCGCAGACTGATGCCAGGACGTTTGCCGGGCAGCTCTTGCCAGACCGTACCAGTCCACCGGGGTTTCATACCACCGCCCGTTATCAGCACAGTACATATTGTCCAGCAGGTCATGCCCGGTCAGGCGATAAGGACCATCAAATGTGAATGCACTGAGCGATGATTCTTTCCTGAGCGCATCAGCGAGATCAATGCGTGAACTCATGCGCACTTTTTTATTTTTTCTGCTCATCAGAACTCCATAACCGTGAAACGCTCGTTTTCTCCTTCGCCGCCAATCGGTTCGTTAATGACAGCAAGCATGGTTGCCCACGCAAGGTCGCCGTGGCTGATCCCCCTCGCACGGTCCGTTTCGTAAGTGATAAAGCCGCCCGGTGTTTTCACCTTACGCACGGCGTTAAAGGCCGCGACCAGCTCGCGTTCGGCGCGATCGTATTCCCACCGCCCGGCACGCATTATTTGCAGCATTTTCAGTACCAGCGACCGTTTTGATGACAGCGTGAAGGTGTACGGAATAGCGGCAGGGAAAAACCGTTTCACTATCTGATAAACAGCCTCCCCGTTCCCGCCCGTCACATCAATGCCGATGTGTTCCACGTTGTAGCGACACGTGAACTCTTCAATGACTCTGGCCTGTTCTTCAAACTCCAGCCCCTGAACGCGTCGCGTCTCCACCGTTCGAAAACGGCCACCAGGAACAGCCGGAGGAACCACCACGGATACAGCGCCGCTGTCGCCGTTGCCACTGCTGCCGTTTGCGTCATATCCAATCCATACCGGACGATTTCCCATCGGGCGGGGAGCAAAAGGTTTCCAGTCTTTCCAGTCGTCGTATCCGTCAACACCGCAGCCAATCAGGATATTCAGGTTAAATGCCGATTCCCCTTCGCGGACAAACTCACACATATAGAGATTGAGGAACTCGTCTTCGGTGTTTTCATCACGAATTTCGTCGATATCGGTGTGTTCCCAGCCGTGATTAACCACATCTTCCAGCGTGACAATTTGCCGCCACGTCCGGTCAGGGCAGATAAGCCCGTTATGCAGCGTTTTCCAGTCCACAGAAAAACGCTGGCGTTTATGCGTGGCCTTTTTCTCGTTCCAGCGGTCGCCGTTCCAGTAGGCGTATGCCTCGTGCGTTTCGGTGGATGGCGTGGAGAAGTAGGTGCGCCGCAGTCCGCTGAGGGTTGCCATAGCGCCAGCCACTTTGCGCAGTTCAGCAAAGCGACTGACCCAGAAAAATTCATCAAAATAAAAATTGCCCGTATAGGACTGTGCCGACGCAGCAGAAGTGCCGAGAAAATGCAGCTCTGCGCCGTTGGAGAGGATGATTTTATCGCCCCCTTTCAGCTCCACATCAACTTCAGCCGCGGCCTTCTGAATAATGCTTTTAAACTGGAACGCCTGACGACGCGACGCAGACAAAAAAATCTGGTTACGCTGGTAAGGTTGCGCCACATCGTCACGCAGCGCCATCAGCAGCGCTTCCTGTGCAAAATACCAGGTCGCCCCAATCTGTCGGGATTTCAGGATCATCCTGTTACGTATCCCTGCTTCCCTGCAAAGGGTCAGGGAGTCAAACCAGCCCCGCTGATGCCACTCCAGCCTGCTGATGATTTTTTCCCGCAGTGCGGCAATCTGTTCCGGCGTGAAATGATTTTTAAGCTTTTTCGCCCGGCCTTTCTTTCCTGTGGCCGTCGCATCCGGCTGGCCATCATGCAGTTTTTTAAGCTGCCGGGTCAGCAGGTCTATTTCCTTGAAGTCACCACCTGTTTTATTCTGTTTTTCAGTGAGCTGGATGAGGCGCGCATCGATGGACTGCGTGACACGCTGCACGGGTGGCGTTTCATCCCACTGGTCGCGTTTTTTCCACGCATAAATCGTGTTCGGGTTTATTCCCATCAGACGTGATATTTCTGCGGGCGGATAACCCTGCCAGTAAAGTTGCCGCGCACGCTGGCGCACAAAAGCGTCCTGAATCATTGCTCCCCCTGAGTAATTACAGGAAGATTACCCGCGCGCGAAACCGTTCTCCTTAACCCCCTGTTCTGGCCGTTTTCTTACAACAAAAGCCCTTTGTATCAGCCTGTTACGCTTTGCCATCATGACTGAAGAACCAGTCAGAGGGGCAAAAACTATGGCTAATGAAAAAAAGACATCCCGCAAAAAGTTTCGCGTGGCTGTCTCCGGTGTAACGGCAGACGGGCGCGAAATCAACGGCGACATGCTGAAAGCTGCCGCCACCAGTTATAACCCGTCCGTTTATGGTGCACGTGTGAATATTGAGCACATCCTGTCACCACTCCCCGGTAGCGAGTTTTCCGCTATGGGCGATGTTGTGGGGTTGAGCACCGAAGACATAACCGATGGCCCGCTGGCAGGCCGCACGGCACTGTATGCCGAAATTGAGCCGACCGCTCGCATGATGTCCCTGCTTAACGATGGTAAAAAAATTTACTCCAGTATTGAGCTGGAACCACAGTCAACCATCACGGGAGGCCCTTACCTGCGCGGGCTGGCAATGACCGACACCCCTGCCAGCCTGGGCACGGAACGTCTGGCCTTTGCGGCACAACAACGTATGCAACTGATGACATTCAACTGTCAGCAGGGAGACGTGGCGATGTTTACCGCCGCTATGGAGTCAGAACTTATCGAACTCACCGAACAACGTCAGGAAGAAGGCACCCAGTGGTTTAACCGCGTTATGGGGATTATTGGCCGTGGCCGCAAAGCGGATGACGCCAGTTTCTCCCGTATTCAGGAAGCGGTGGAAGGCGTCGCAACGTCACAGGCCGACATTATCGACCGTTTTAATGTGCTGGAAACCCGCCATCAGCAGGACAGCCAGAAAATCACTTTACTGACCACAGAGCTGGCAGCACTGAAGGAAAAACTGCGCACGCAGGACGGCGATCCGCAGAACCGGTTCACCGCAACAGGTGCAGCCTCCGACCAGCTGGCTGACTTCTGATAAGACAAAGGAGCAAATTTTTTATGAATCTGGTGATGTCAGATATTACCCGCAACAAGCTGGGTTGCTATATGGCGCAGCAGGCGTCGCTTAACAATATCCCGGTTTCTGCACTGGTATCGCGATTTACCGTGGAACCCGCGGTGCAGCAGCGTTTTGAAAACGCCTCAAAGGAAAGTACCGAATTTACGAAAAGAATTAACGTGATCGGCGTGACCGACCAGAAAGGCGAAAAAATCCTCCTGGATACCACAGGACCGATTGCGCGCACGAATACCAGTTATGACGGCACAAAACGCCGTAACCCGAATAACGTGGTTGATCTGAAAAACCGCAAATACCAGTGCGAACAGGTGAACTACGACACGTTTATTTCGTATCCGCAGCTTGATGCCTGGTCGGCACACCCTGATTTTCAGTCCCGCATCAGCGCACAGATTGCCCGACAGGTGGCACTTGACCGCATCATGATCGGTTTCAACGGCACGTCTCACGCGGATGAGTCCAACTTCAGCACCAACAAGTTGCTTCAGGACGTTAACGTGGGGTGGCTGGAGCACATCAGAACCGACGCCAGCGAACGCGTTATGAATGACGTGACGCTGACCTCCCGTAACATGGACAACACCGTGGCGCACGCGGGTAAGTATGCGAACGCTGATGCACTGGTACAGGACGCGCGCTCATCCCTGCTGGATGAATGGCACAAGGAAGCTGACGACCTCGTGGTGATTATGGGGCGCAACCTGTTTAACTCGCTGCGTCTGCCCGTGCTAAACAGCATCAGCGGCCAGAATCCCAATGCGGAATTACTTGCCGGGCAGCTCATTCTGTCATCGCGCACCATTGGCGGGCTGGGCGTGTTCCTTGCGCCGTTCTTCCCGGATTCAACGATGCTGATCACCTCGTTCAACAACCTGTCGATTTACTGGCAGAAAGGTTCAATGCGTCGTCTGATGAAAGATGAACCGGAATACAACCGCATCGCCACCTACCAGTCCATCAATGACGCTTATGTCGTTGAAGACTATGGCAAGTGCGCGATGGTCACTGGCCTGAAGTTCGCCGACAGCTAATCAACTCACGGCGGGCATCATGCCCGCCTGTAACGGAGAGAAAAAATGATTACTCCTGCACAGCAACACTGGCAGAACGTGATGGCACAGCGCGCAGGCCGGGCGAATGAAGGCGTGGACCACGCCGCGCGTACCGCGCATGAAGAGGTGCTGTATCGTCTGCGTCTGGCACAGGCCCGGCTTAAGGGCGTACAGGCCAGAAGTGCCAAAGCCGCCATCAAAAAAGAGTTGTTGCCGGACTTTTCCGGCTGGATTGAGGGAACGCTGGAGGCTGACGGCGGGCAGCAGGATGAAGTGATTGCCACGCTGATGGTGTGGGCGATTGACTGCGGCGATCTTCCGCTGGCGCTGCGTATTGGTGCGTATGTGGTCCGTCACAACCTCATCATGCCGGATAACTTTGGCCGTACTGCTGCCACGGTACTGACCGAAGAAATCTGCAACCCGGTACTGACGCAGGCCGGGGCGGATGCCGACGCGGATTTGTCCACCTTTATCGAACCACTGGACACACTTTGGGAAATTGTCGCCAACCAGGATATGCCGGACGAAGTGCGCGCCAAATTATGCAAGGCGTGCGCCTTTGCCCGCCGTGGCCTGAGCGATGCGGACAGCATGGCCTCATCACTGAAGCTGCTGCGCGAAGCGATGCACCTGAACCCGAACGCAGGTGTGAAACGCGAGATTGCAACCCTTTCCCGCGCCCTGAAAAAAGCTGATTCCGCAGCCGCACCAGAAGATGCCAGCACACCGCAGACGCAGGACGAAAGCAGCAAAAGTAAAAAGACAACGCGGAAGCCTGCAACACGAAAAACCACCGCGACGCAGAAGGCGAAGCGCGGTTAACGACTGACCCCGTCAGCGGGCGGCGTGCGCGGTGTTCCGGTTTGACTCCGTGACCGTTTACACCGCGCACCCACCGCCCGATTTTTTCAGGAGTGAACCCCATGAGTATGGTTGCCAGAACTGAACCCGGACCCGCAGAGGACGACATCACCGATACCGATGATGGTGATACCCGTATTTCAGCGGGCGCATTCTGGCCGGATATTGTGCTGCGTGAGCTGCGTCTGGCGATACGACTGCCGGGCCGTGTGACCACCTCCCGCCTGCTGCATACCGCCACCGGGGCCGTGGCACACGTTACCCGCGAACTGGAAGCGTGGCAGCAGGAACAGCAGGCGGCTGGCCATCAGACGCTGGCCGATGTTCCGGCACCCGTAATTAACGGAGAAAGCGTCAATCTCTGGCACTGGCGCAATGCCGTTTATACCGCCACACGCGCCCTGATTCTGGAGCGTTACCGCGATGCGGACACAACGGACAAGGGCGACCGCCGGGCGGACGCACTGGATATACAGACATCGGATTTGTGGCGCGATGTGAGCTGGGCCATCTCTGACATTCTGGGACGACCGCGAATGTTTGCGGAGCTGTGCTGATGAAAGTGAAGGCACTGGAAGGCGACACCGTGGATTCGCTCTGTTTCCGGTACTACGGCACGACACAGGGCGTCACCGAAAAGGTGCTGGATGCCAACCCCGGACTCTGTCAGCAGGTATTTCTGGACGCCGGGCAGGACGTGGAGATGCCGGAGCCGGAGAAGAAGAAACGAGAAATGATTCAGTTGTGGGGGGAGTAGCAGTGAACACCATTCAAACAGGGATCACAGAGCAGGTTATTGCATGGCTCTTTGACCACCTGCCAACGGTGTATGCAGTAGGCGCGGCGGTCAGCATTTCCGCGCTGATGAGTCTTTATGACGGACGAACACTGGTTCAGACCGTAACGGGATCGCTGGCGTGCGGCGTTCTTGCCATGGCCGTGGCCGGGTCGTTGCGCTTCTTCGGTTTTCCTGAAGATGCCGTGACGTTTATCGGCGCATCAATCGGTTTTATGGGGGCAGAGAAAGCACGCGACAAGGTTATTGCGGCCTTTAATCGCAGGGTGAAGGAGAAGGACGAATGAGCAACACATTTAAATTCAGCAGCCGGAGCGAAAAGAATTTGCAGGGCGTAAATCCTGATCTGGTGAAAGTGACCCGACGGGCACTGGAAATCTCGGAAGTGGATTTTGGTATCACCGAAGGGTTGCGCAGCCGTTACCGCCAGAAGCAACTGGTGGCCACGGGTAAGAGCCAGACCATGAACAGCCGCCACCTTACGGGTCATGCCGTGGATGTTGTGGCTTATATCGGCAGCCAGGTGTCATGGGAATGGCCGCTGTACGAAAAAATCGCAACCGCATTCAGACAGGCCAGCCGGGAACTGAATATTCCGGTGGAATGGGGCGGCGACTGGAAGACCCTGAAAGACGGACCGCATTTTCAGTTACCACACGGAGCCTATCCGGCATGAAGCTCTGGCCCACGCTTGGCGTCGCTTTCCTTCTGATTGCCGGATGGGGAACATCCATGCGTCTGTCGTGGTCGCTGGGCCGGGAGAACGCCAGAAACGAAGCGCAGGCCAGCACCCTGAAAAGTACCGCCGACACCCTGAATATCATCAGCGCCGGGGTACAGGATATGCAGCAGGTGCTGGCGCAACTCCGCGTGGAAAATCAGCAACGCAATCAGGACGGAGAGGTAAGACGTGAACAGCTACGCAACGATATTGCAAAAGATGAATGCGCCCACGCTTTGCCTGACGCTCGTTTTACTGACAGGCTGCGCAGGCACGCAGAACGCGCCACTGCCAGCGCCGTCAGTCCGGCTTATACCGCAGACGCTGACCATACCGGTAACGCCTCCCCCCTTCCCTGACACTCCCACATGGGGAAATCTCGGTATATGGGGCGACCGCCTTCTGGATGCACTGGAAACCTGTAACGCGGATAAACGGGCCATTGAATTACTGGAACAGCGCAGGCTGCAACGACTGAACAACGAGGACAACAACCATGCTGAAAACTGATTCCCTGCGTGAAGCCATGACCCGTTCATGCCGATGGTGTCAGGCTAACCCGGAAAAATTCACCATTTTCGTGGAGAGCGGCAACATTGAAACGACCGGAGAAACGCCCTCGTTTGTTTACCGCTATCAGATGGTGATGTTTGTCATGGATTACGCCGGAGAGCTGGACGACCTCACGCTGCCGCTGCTGGCGTGGTTATCCGAAAATCAGCCACAGTTGTTGCTCAATCCGGAGCGTAATCAGGACATCAAATTCTCCGCCGTTATCAATGACGATGACAGCGCCGATCTCCTGTTTACGCTCCCCCTGCGGGAACGCGTTCGCATCACGCGCAGCAGTCAGGGCACACCGCAGGCAGAACACCTGCCGGAGCCAAAACCCCGCCTGCCATCTTCCGAAGGCGACTGGTCGCATATATTCCAGGATGTGACGTGGGGTGAAAGCGATGGATAAGGCATTCACCCGCGTGGATGAAACCTTTGAGGCCATCCGCGACAGCCTGAATCAGCAGGCCATCAATAACATCGCCAGAAAGCTGGCACAGGATTTACGCCGCGCCCAGCAGGCACGTATCCGGTCACAGAAAGCGCCGGACGGGACCGCATGGACACCACGCAGACGCCGCGTAACCCGGATACAGGAGCGCATTCGCTTTATCTGGAATAACGAAGCACGCACGCTGAAAAACTGGCATCACGACACGGGGAAATACGGGCGAACCATTACCGGGTGGGATGAGGATAAAAACAATATCCGCACGTTTTACCGGGATGACATCGACCGTTTTCTGGAAATACGCACCCGGCGCATCAACCAGGACAGCACAAAGCGCGTCCCCATGTTCGTAAAACTGCGCACCACCCGCTACCTGAAAGCACGAGCGGATGCTTCCGGTGTGACGGTGGGTTACAGCGGTGTGGCTGCACGTATTGCACGCGTTCATCAGTTCGGTGAGCGCGATCAGGTTGCGCCAGGCATTTTCACCGATTACCCGGTACGTGAGCTGTTGGGCATCAGTCAGGCAGATGAACGCCTGATTTATAACACGGTGCTGGGCCGGATTGCGGAGGCTGTACGGTGAGCGCAGAACTCATGCGACTGCTGAGCAACATCATCCGCACCGGGATCATCTCTGAAGTTGATGAGAAGTCCTGGCGCGTGCGCGTTCGCAGCGGCGAACTGGAAACAGGCTGGTTGCGATGGAACACCACGCGCGCGGGAGCCTTCAATGTGTGGCTGCCGCCATCACCCGGCGAACAGGTGGTAATTGCCTGCATTGGCGGCAACCCGGAAACCGCCATGATAATTGGCAGCCTGTGGAGTGATGCCAATCCGGCCCCCGGCAAAAGCCTGAAAGAAATCGTGGTCACAGCGCCTGACGGCGCGGTGTTCCGCTACGATGCGGACGCAGGTGCACTGAGCGCCACCGGAATCAGAACCGCCACCATTCAGGCCGGAACGGGCGTGACGCTGGACACCCCCACCGTCACCTGCACAAATCATCTGAAGACGGCAACGTTTGAGGTGACAGAAGGCGGAACCCTGAGCGGCAATATCTCGCACAGCGGCGGTGATTTCACCTCCAACGGTGTGACGCTGCACACGCACAAACACAGTGGCGTGAAGAGCGGCGGCGACACCACAGGAGGCCCGCAGTGAGTGCACGTTTTCTGGGGATGAACCCCGAAGCCACCGGCACGCTCAGCGACACGGACCATCTGTGGAACAGCGTGAGGGATATTCTGCTGACACCGCTCGCCAGCCGGGTGATGCGCCGGGAATACGGCAGCCTGCTGCCGGATTTGCTGGATGCACCGATGAATGCCACCACCCGCCTTCAGTGCATGAGTGCCGTGGTAATTGCCCTGACGCAGTGGGAGCCGCGCATCGCCCTGAATGCCGTTGATATTCAGTGGGAGGCGGGCGGAAAAGCCGTTATCACTCTCACCGGCACGCTGACAGAAAGCCTGGAAACCGTACAGAACACACTGACACTCAGGAGCGACAATGCCAGCCGTTGACCTGTCGGAACTGCCGACACCACAGATTATTGAAACGCCGGATTTTGAAGTCATCCTGGCGGAGGTGAAAGAAAGCATGATTACGGCATTCCCGCAGACACAACAGGCTGCCGTCCGGTCAGCCATGGCGCTGGAGTCCGAACCGCTCACGGTCATCGCTCAGGCATTTGCACTGCGTGAGTTGCTACTTCGCCAGCGAATTAATGAAGGGGCAGCGGCCTGTATGCTGAGCCATTCCACAGGTGACGACCTGGATAACCTCGCCGCCAACATGAACACCGCGCGACTGGTCATCACACCGGCCACGGACACCGCGGAGGCCGTCATGGAAAGCGACACAGCCCTGCGGCTGCGTGCACAGTCTGCGTTTGATGGCCTCAGCGTGGCCGGTCCCACCGGGGCGTATGAATATTTTGCCCGCAGTGCCAGCGGTCAGGTGGCGGACGCACGCGCTACCAGCCCCGCACCGGCGGAAGTGGTGGTGGCGGTGCTGTCCACGGAAGGCGACGGTACGGCGACCGAAGCACTCCTGACGACGGTCAGAAATGCGCTGAATGCCGAAGACGTTCGCCCGGTCGGTGACCGTCTGACGGTGCAGAGCGCAGAAATCATCCGGTATCAGATTGATGCCCGGCTTTACTTTTATCCGGGGCCGGAGTCGGAACCTATCCTGAATGCCGCCAGAAACAATCTGGAAACCTGGCTTGCCGAACAGGGCAAAATCGGTCGCGATGTGGCGCTTTCCGCCATCATGGCCGCGCTGCATGTTCAGGGCGTTCAGCGCGTGGAACTGACCAGCCCCGCACAGAATATTGTTATCAGTGATGTGCAGTCAGCGTACTGCACATCGTTTTCGGTCAGCGCAGGGGGAACCAATGAGTGAACCGTCACTTCTCCCCCCTTCAGCCAGCGATTTCATGCGCTGCGTGGAGCGGGGGGCTACCCGGTTGTCAGCATTACCTGTCAGCCTTAATCAGCTCTGGGATCCTGACACCTGCCCGGTGGCCCTGCTGCCTTATCTGGCGTGGGCGCTGTCCGTGGACAGGTGGGATCGTGACTGGACGGAAGAAACAAAGCGCCAGGTGATCCGTGATGCCTGGGCAATCCACCGCCATAAGGGAACCATCAGCGCCATCAGGCGTGTGGTTGAACCCTTTGGCTATGTCATTAACGTGACGGAATGGTGGGAAACCGGCGATCCGCGAGGGACTTTCCGGCTGGACATCGGTGTACTGGATACCGGTATCTCCGCTGCGACCTATACCGAGCTGGAGCGCCTCATCGATGATGCCCGCCCGGTGAGTCGCCATCTTACCGGATTAAATATTGTGCAGGACATTTACGGGGATGTGTACGCCGGCGGGGCGGTATTTTGCGGCGACACTATTGAGGTTTATCCGGGAGAGGTTGTCTGAATATGAAATATGGTGCCATTATCACAGCGGCTGGCGCTGCCAGGCTTGCTGCAGCCACAACAGCAACAGGCCAGAAGCTGAACATCACTCACATGGCCGTGGGAGATGGTAATGGAAATCTCCCGGAACCATCGGCCTCACAGACCGCCCTGAACAATGAAGTCTGGCGCGGGACGCTGAATAAAATTACACAGAACAGCAAAGCGCCAAATCAGGTGATTGCGGAACTGGTTATTCCTCCGGAAGTTGGCGGCTTCTGGATGCGGGAGCTGGGGTTGTATGACGACAGCGGAACCCTGATTGCCGTCGCCAATATGGCAGAAAGCTACAAGCCGTTACTCGCCGAAGGTTCGGGGCGCTCAATGGTCTGCCGCATGTTCATCATCATCAGCGATATGAACGCGGTGAATCTGTCAGTGGACAGCAGCGTCATTGCCGCAACACAGGAATATGTTAACGAAGCCATCTCCGGCCTGCACCGCGCCATCATTGATGATGTGGTTCTTCAGCATAAAGTTGTCCACGATATTGACTACACCGGGATTTTTGACGGCGCGGATAAGATGAGCCAGGGGTTCTGTATCTGTGATACGCCGCAGGGAACCCGAATGTTTCTGCATCAGCCTGTATCGGGTGGCGTAAGGATTGTTGAAACGATATTTAACCCTGACGGAGAAAACGAAAACCCGACGGTCATTTCGTTTTCTCCCGTTTTCGCTGATATTGGTCACCAGAGTATCGGGGCTGTATGTGAAGACGATCGCGTGATGCTGTATACCCCGACCGCTGACGGCAAGGGTGTGAATATCATCAACTGGAATGGGGCTGACACCAGTCTGACAGATGTCACCCGTACGGAGATTTTCACCTCTGACTTTTTTACCGGGGATGAAATTATAACGGTGGCATTGTCGGCAGACGGAAGCCTGTTAATTGTTCAGTCAGGTGATGAGGCCGTCCATCTTCATTACAACAGGGATGATCGCCGCACAGTTTATGTTTTCGATCGCGCCTCTCTGACGTTTAAACACCGGATTTATCTGTCCACCCAGCCAATGGTGTCGCAGGCATTTCAGGGGATGGCCAGCGATGGTCATTATCTTTTTGCTTATTACGGTTATACAGGCGTATTTCTGACTCACCGCATTGTTGTATATAACCTGTCAACGGGCGAAGTTGTCAGACAGTTCAATGTGGATGGCGTTCGTGCCAGGTATGGTCGCCAGAAAATGCTGGGGAATGCAGAGCTGGGGTATCCCGTTTTGCAGGAAGCCGAAGGGCTGGCTCTCCATAACGGAAAACTGTATCTGCTCGATATGGATTTCTGGTGTCAGACAGCCGATGTGGTTTCTTTTGAGGGGGCATACTTTGCAGCACGTGCAACAAATTTTTCTGGCCGTTCCCCGGTGAATCCATCTTACTGGACGCCTACAGCATATGGAACGGCGGCTGCAACGAAATATGATGCCACGAAGTCTTATACGTGTGGTGTGGCGACAAAACGCAGCAAAGCTGTGGTTTCCGTGGAGGCTTACGACGGCACAGGCTATCTGGTGGACTCCGGCGTGGCGTTTCCTGATAGCCATGCCAGCCTTTTTCTGAGTCCCAATGCTGTAAATATAGCCCTGTCACCCAATGAAGACTTCCAGGTGGCAGCCTATGAGCAGAATCTGCGCTCGCATCGCCCGTTATTTGAGGTCAGAAAGGAGGCTCCGGATACAGACACTTCTGCTGCTGTTTTTCGTTTGTTCGGGGATGCGTTCCGAACCGGAGAATACACAGGCCGCTTCGTTCAGTGGAAACACCGCCTGAACGACGTGCACGATTGTCTGGAAATACGCGCTGACGTGGATTTGTTGAGCGGTGGCGGGATTAACCTTTACTCAATGAACGATACTCAGTCGGCGGGACGCACAAGGCTTTATTGCACCGATGGCAGTGAAACCTGGTCTGTATTATTGAGTCCGGTCTCGCCGTCATTTCATCCCGACCAGGACAAGGCAATGAATCTGGGGTCATCGCCAAATCGCTGGAATGTGGCATACCTGCAGGGCGTGAATATTAAATCGGATGACGAAACCCAGAAGCGCATGGCCATCAGCACCACGCTGAAGGCGGGAGCTTTCCAGGTATCAACAGCCGGGAATCTGGGTATTTATGACGATTCTGCTGACGCTTATGTAATTGCAGCCCGTAGTGACGGCACTGCATTCATGCAGATGGATACAGATATTAACGGTGCATTCCGGCCATCGGTTAACAATACCAGCGACCTGGGTGCGCCCAACAAAGCATTCCGGAGCGTGTATCTCTGCAACTCGCCGACCATTGTGTCGGATGCGACGTTAAAGGATACACCGCGCGATGCGACGGCAGCCGAAAACGCGGCATTTGCAGAAATAGCACGGCTTCCGGGCGTGTGGCGCTGGTTACAGAGAATTGAGGAGGAGGGCGAGGACGCGCGTCTGCACGCCGGGCCGACAGTCCAGGCCGCGATAGCCGTGATGGAGAAACACGGTCTGGACTGGCGGAAATACAGCGCATTTTGTCTGGATTCGTGGGAAGCGGAGGAGGCACAGTACGAAGATATACCGGAAGAGTATGAAGATATTCCGGTTCAGCCAGCGATTTATTCGGATGAAGGGGAGCTGTTGAGCGGGACAACCCGTGTGCTTACCCGACAGGCGGAAAGGGTTCTTGTTCGTCCTGCAACCGAAGCAGGAAGCCGTTATCGCTTCCGGAAAGAGGAGCTTCTCTGGTGGTGTCTGCGTGCTGTTGTCAGCCAGGTGGATGCGCTGACAGAGAGTATCAGCGCACTTACCCGCCGTGTTGATTTACTGGAGGAATAATTATGGACTTAACACCGGTGTTCCATGCACTTTGTGCGGTGGCCACTCAGTTTCTGGTGGGTCTTTTTACCGGAAACTGGGCTTACGGAGCGATAGCCGGTTGCACGTTCTTCATTGCGCGTGAACACACCCAGGCAGAATATCGCTGGATTGAAATGTTCGGGCATGGCAGGCGTATGAATATGCCGTGGTGGGGCGGTTTTGACCCACGAGCGTGGGATATGGCAAGTCTGATGGATTTTGCAGTGCCGGTGGTGGCATGTCTGCTGGTCTGGCTGGTCGTATGACGTAGCAGGAAACAGGGGGATTTGCCCCTGTTTTTTTGTTCAGAATGCAGCCTTCACCATTCGTCTCTAATCGTATTCAGTAATTCGCCCGCAGAAACAAACTAAAATTCATCCCCCACATCACGCCACTGAAAGCAGACGGTAAACTCCAGATTTTCAAACCAGCGTCAGAAGTATTTAAATGGCACCAGATGTAATATGCAGGCGATTAATATGGTGTGCTTAAAGATCATAAAAGCGGGCAACATTAAAACTCTGGGCTGTGTAAATTACCGCCACTCATAATCAGAGATGAAAACAGAATTAAACTGGCGGCGTGGATTGTATACATAAAATAAGTTCAGTTGTTGACTTTCACTTCCGTGAGTTGATGAGGGTTATTACAATACACCGGTATGATCTCTCCTCCTTAAAAGGGAGGACTTTTCAGAACGCAGAAATTATTTATAATCCCGTAGTGTTCTACACATGCCAACATTCTTTGCCCGCCCCGTGCGGGCTTTTTTTTGCCATAAAGACACAGTAACAAACAGAATTGTAATCAGAGCAATAAAATCATGAAAAACATTTTCATTGATGACGATAACAATTAAAAATATTGCATTAAATGATTCCCGTTCAATATAATCCCCCTGCAACCAGAAAAATTAAATCTTCACACAATGCATGTTGCCCTCTTTATGAGGGCTTTTTTATTTCCCGAATATCACCATTGCCATCATCGGGCGATTTATATATAGTCAGAATGTATTGACAACATTTTGCTTCTTTTCCATGAAGGCCATAAGGGAGTGCTTTTTACACTCCCTCTTTTTTTATTCAGAATGCCGCTGTCGCCATTTTGTCTTTAAGCGTGTTCAGTAATTCGCCCGCAGAAGCAGACTGAAACCTCTCCCTCATATCCTCATCACACCGCTGAAAGCTGATGGAGAACTCAATCTTTTTTGCCTTTCCGTAACGATCCAGTTCGGAGCGGGTGGTCTGTAATCCCGTAATCACGTACATTCCGTAAATCTGCCCCGTGCCATCAATCAGTGGCCAGGGACATCCTGTGTAGGCCTGGGTGTTCAGTAGTGTCAGCGACACCTCACCGCCGGTAATTTCCGGGTACAGCAAACCGGACAGCGTGATCTGGTCATCACCTGCACCGATATACTGCCAGGCTGCAGAGCGGTTAATGCGCTCATTTTTCACATGTCGCCATGTTTTGCTCTGCTGGATCTGCTGATGCGGCAGCGTGCGCAGCTCAAAAACAAACATGCCGTAGATCATCATCATGGTCATGACTCCTCAATCTTTATCGTAAAAACTGCCACGCCCGGCACGGGCGCGCCGTTCCATTTCTGCCCTGACCATTTCACCGACCAGTTTCGCCAGTTCGCGGGGATTCTGCGTAACAACGTTATGCAGATGAACATGAATTTCACCACCAAATCCGGAGGCAACAGGCTCCCGGTTACGGGAAGTTACAGGAACTGATGCCACTGGAGATCGTATGGCCTCCGCCACCGGGCGGGAGCTGGCCGCAACAACAGGGACCAGCGCCGGAGGCAGCGGAGCCGGGACCGCGGGTGTGATATTAATTGCGGGGGGCTTACTGACCTGCGCAATCTTCCGCTCCTGCCACTCCCCACGAACAGCAAGTGCGCGGGGCAGGTTCTTAAAGACAATATCGCCGGGGCCAATGCGTTTTTTCGTCTCATCAACCAGCTTACCTGTGTTATCAGCAATTTTGCTGAGTCTGCGCAGCGTACCGGTATTGCTGTCTGTGAGCGGTTTATTGTCTTTGGGGTTATCACCTCCGGTGCCATTGCCATTTTCCACAGGCTTCGGCGGATTGATTTTCGCCAGGTCCCCCTGAAGCAAGGCAACCTTGTCCTGAAGAATGGCCGCACGCTGTGCGTCTTCGATTTTCTTGCGCGCCCTTTCCGCTTCATCCGGAAGGACGCCAAGTTTTTCAAGTATCCACGCCAGCGTATCCAGCAGCATTTTTGCAGGTGTCAGAACAAGCTGTAACGCACCGCCAAGAACGCTACCGAATATCTCGCCAGCACTGGTACATTTATCCAGCGTTTCCTTGCTGGACTCCATCGGTGACAGCAGCGATTTAAACCAGTTAAACACCTGGCTGATCCCGCTCCCGATTGCGTCAAAAACAGGACCAAACCGTTCAAAGGTTTCGCGCAACGGGGTCAGCCTTTCCATAATCCCGCTGAACACCCCGGCAAAAAATGCCCTGATGGGATCCCAGTATTTCCAGATAAGAACGGCAGCTCCGGCAAGCGCAGCCACGATAAGACCAACCGGACTGAACAACGCCCCGATAGCGCCTCCCAGCAAAGAAACAGAACCCGTCACCATTCCCCACAGCGCAGGCAACACCCTGATGACATTCATTGACCGGGTAAGAATGTCGAAACCAAGACGCAGGGTGGCCAGCTTCCCGTAAAGCCCCCCAATAACCAGCGACAACGAGCCAATCGTTGCTGTCATTGCCAGCAACGCACCGCCTGCTATCAGTAGCTGGCGCGTCAGTACCGGATGGGCCTGCGCCAGCGAGGTGATTTTTTCAAGCACCCGCGTGAGCCACTGCGTGACAGAACGCAGCGGACCGTCAACCAGATCACTGATGCGAATACGAAGACCTTCCCATGCGCTGTCGAGATTTTTCAGGTCCCCATCAAGATTATCGGCCATTACTTTTGCAACGCGATCGGCCTCTCCCCTTGCCCCCTGCAATTCTCTGGTCAGTTTTTGCAGCTCTCCTGAACCAGCCGCCGCAACAAGCGTCTGCAAACCAACGAACGCCTCTTCTCCGGCGATGTCCTTAAAGAAGGAGACCTGGTCCACCTGTCCGTATTTTTGTGTCGCCTTATAGAGATCAAGCAGCACATCCTCCATCGGGCGCATTTTGCCTCTGGCGTCAGCAACTGACACCCCCAGCTCTTTCAGTGCATCAGCCGCAGCTTTTGGCGGTGATGCAAGGCGGGACAGACTTGCGCGCATGGCCGTACCAGCATCGCTTCCGCGAAGACCATTATTGGCAAGCATCCCGGCCATGGCCGCCGCTTCTTCAAGACTGATACCAAGTTTTGCAGCAACCGGACCGGTATACTTCATGGTTTCGCCCAGCGCGCGTAAATCAGTATTGGTCCGGGTAAATGCTGCTGTCAGCGTATCACCCACCCGGTCCATTTGATCGGCTGTCAGGTTGAACTGTGTGAGGATATTGGAGCCTATATCAGCCGTCTCGCCGAGTTCGACGCCACCTGCCAGCGCCATATTAAGAACACCGGGCAATGCGGCCTGAATGGCCTGCGGAGTAAAACCAGCCATTGCCAGAAAGCTCTGCCCACTGGCGGCATCACTCGCAGTAAACTGTGTTTCAGAGCCAAGTTTTAACGCCTGCTCACGCAGCGCCTTAAACTGCGGGCTGTTTTTGTCGATTCGCGTCAGTGCCTGAACGCGGGACATCTCTTTGCCGAACCCGATCGCAGGCTGCAAAAAACGCCCGACAGCATAGCCGCCCGCCGCTGCCGCACCAATTGCCAGCGCACCACCTGTTTTCAGTTTTCCCGCGGTTTCCTGCGCGCGCGAATACCGCTCACGCGCCCGCGTTACACGCGCAAGCGCCTGCCGTTCGCGTTCAAGCTGGTTGTTGTACTGTTCGGTGCGTCTGATGGCCTGCTGGATGGTGTTATCGCTGCCTGTCAGGGAAATGCCGTGGCGTTTCAGCTCTCCGCCAAGTTCCCGCATTTTCTGAATTTCCCGTGTGCGCGATTCATTCAGGCGTTCAAGCCGGGTGCTTAACTGCTGCATCAGCTTTTGTTGTTTTTCGCTGAGCACTGTACCCGTGCGTTGTAACTGATTAAGGGCGTTAAGCTGGCGTCGTGCTTTCACGATACCCGCATCCGCTTTACTGACAGCGTCGCGGGCGCGCTCAAATGAACGCGCCTGACGCTCGAGATTTTTGATCGCCCCCTGCGTTCGCTGGATGGAGTCACCAAACTGCCCCATCAGGCGGCGGGCGTTTTCGGCAGGCCGGGTCAGCCTGTCAACGGCGCTGAAAGCGACCCGGATATCAAGAGTCTTCATTGTCTGCATTCCCGCTGCGAAGTGCCGCCCGCTCACGCCAGCTAACCACTTCGCCGGGCGTCATCATGAAGATTTCGGCGGGCGACCAGTTAAAAATGGCGGCGATATCTGCCACCAGATCTTCGATGTGCTCAAAGCACACCAGGGTGATTACGCTGCCGTCTCCTGCACGCTCTTCGCGCCAGAGTCTGGCTCGCTCATAAAATTTACAGCCACAGCGCACAACTGAATAAAATCGCGTGACGACATTTTTTTAATCATCACTTCATCCAGTCGTGGCGAGGTCACGCGAGGCAACAGCGTGAACATGGTATCCGCTTTCAGATTCAGCACATCAGACAGCGACAGACCACGCAGGGATCCAGCCTGTTCAATAGCCCCGGTGATCTCCACATACGTGATTTTTTCGCCACCACGCTCAATTGGTCGGGTCAGTTTTACGCCACGTTCGACAGCCATAACCTCACCTGCCGTCACATCATCCGCCACGGTGTTATTCCGGGTTTCAGTATCGATGTCTTTCATCAGTTGTCTCCTTTTCAGTCAGAGGCGACGCACTGCGCCGCCTGCATATTACTTATCAGCCAAGCCCAAGCGCGGAACGGATGCGGTCAGGCACAATGTCCTTGCCGTCCTTCCGGTAGATGTGGTTCAACAGGTCGATTTCCCACAGCGGGCGATCGTTAACGCTCAGCTTGTAGTAGGTGTTTTTGACAGCGTAAGTGTGTGATGTGGCTTCGCCCTGTTTGGCTTCCCCCATATCAATTTCCGTCACACGCCCGCGCATCTCGATTTCATACAGATCGCTTTCTGCATCGGTGTAGTATTCACCCGCAAAACGCAGCAGCGTGCCGTCAATCGTGCCGCCATATTTAAGGAACAGCGCACGAACAGCTCCCCCCATGACAAAACTCGCATCAAGTGCGGAGTCGTCCAGACCGAGATCAATACTTACTGCCCCCATCATGCCACCACCACGATAGCTGTCGGTTTTGCGCGTCAGTTTGGGCGGCGTGACGGATGTCACTTTACCCACTTCGTTTTCACCATCCACAAACAACGTAAAAAAGCGAAGATGTTTTGGTACAGCCATCAGGCACCTCCCAGCACCGCAAATGCGGGACCAAAGAATTCATCAGTAAACGACTGGTAAAGCTCCATGTCTTCCAGTGGCGGAACGGGCGTATATTTGTAGCGAATACGCACACGTCCCTGACGTAAATTCGTGGTGCCGTTATCCACCACGTCATACCAGCACTCCGCGCCAATCAGTTTCCCGGCAGTAACCAGCGAATCCAGTTTTGCCCTGATGGCACTGATAACATCCTTCACGTTCGCAGGCGTCAGTGGACTGTCGATGGTTTCAAACTGCGCTTCCGCAATTGAATCAGCCAGCACCTGTGCGGTTCGGGTATACACCTCAAAGATGTAGGCGTTCGTTTCCGGTGTGCGGTTACCCCAGAAGCGGAACCCGTTGCGACGAATAATGGTCGTGATTTCTTTGTTGTTGAGGCTGTTGGCATCACTGTCTTCGGCCTGCAACGACCAGAACACATGCCTGGACATCCCCAGCACATTTTTAACCGGAACGTTGGACAGCGATTTGTGCCAGCCCTGCTCATGGTCAATGTACGCACGAAGGCCGCACGCATAGGCAGGCGCGGGGAACGTTTCGTTTTTGCCACTTTTCGGGTTGTAGGCGATGAAGTCCGGCCATAAGAGCATCACCTCACGTTCGTTGAATTTCTGGCGGTAGGTAATCGCATCAGCCATCGTGTCACAGCCATGACATGAGGCATAGACAAACGCGCGCAGTTTACCTGCAATCACGCACAGGGATTTTGTTACCGCCTCCGTGTCCAGCTCCGGCGCGGCCAGAATACGCGGACGGTATCCGATGCTTTCATCCTGCTCTGCAACAAGCAGCGCATACATCCCCGTATAGCTGCCGTCAGATTCAGAACCACCGATAACCAGTTGATCCTGCGTTTTTCCGTCTTCTTCTTTGTGTTCAGCCACGCGAACGACGATCACCTTTGTGCTCACCTGGTCTGCGATGGCCTTAAGCGCACGATAAAGCGTCCCCGTTGTTCCGCATTTTCCCAGCATGTCATTGACGCGGGTCAGCAGTGTGGGCTTGTTCAGCGGGAACAGCTCCGCGTCCGCATCATCCGCCGTTGCCACGATACCGATAACACTGGAATCAACATCATTAATCGCTGTTACCAGGTCGGTACTTTCCGTAACACGGACACCATGAAAACGAGTTTCACTCATAGCTTCAGCCCCTTGTATCCGTTAAATGATTCGGCAACAATCATCGCCCACCACGCGCGCAATCTCACCCCTGCGCCGTTCTCCCGCCACGGCGACAACAAAAAGCAGTAACCCCCTCCGCACGCACATGCGACCATGCCGCACAGGGAGGGAACAGATGACCGACACCACCATGCAATTGCTCAGTCAGGGCACAGACCCCGTGAAAATGCCGGATTTTGATATTCTCGCGGAGGGTAAAACGCTGTCAGGCGTGGCAGAGCGCCTGATGAGCCTGTCACTGACCGACAACCGGGGATTTGAAGCGGACCAGCTCACCATCACGCTGGATGATGCGGATGGTCAGTTGCAGCTACCGCCACGGGGCGCGCGCCTGACGGTTCTCATTGGCTGGAAAGGAGAACCGCTGACAGAAAAAGGCACTTACATTGTTGATGAAATCGCACACGAAGGACCGCCGGACAGGCTGACTGTTTCAGCCAGAAGCGCAGATTTTCGGGATGAATTTAACGTTAAACGTGAGGTGTCCTGGCATGATGTGACCGTTGAGCGCGTGGTATCCGCCATCGCTCATCGGTACGGTCTGAAACCACAAATCAGCGAAATGCTGATGGATATTGAAATCGACCACGCCGACCAGACCGAAGAAAGCGACATGTCCTTCCTTACGCGCATGGCGGAAATGCTGGGCGCAATCACTACGGTAAAAAGCGGTAATCTGTTATTCATCATGCCAGGCGGTGGCGTGAACGCACAAGGCCAGCCGTTGCCCTCGTTCGCCATCACGCGCAGCAGTGGCGATCGCCATCAGTTCCGCATTGCTGACCGCGAAGCGTATACGGGGGTACGCGCTTACTGGCTTGATCTTAATTACGGGAAAAAGAAAAAAGTCAGCGTGAAACGCCGCAAACCGCCAAAACCCAAAAAGGAGAAAAGCAGCAGCCGTGAAGGTGATTATATGGAAGGCGCGGAAGGCAATGTGTTTGTGTTACGCAAGACTTATCAGAACGAGCAGGCAGCAAGACGCGCAGCGGCGGCAAAGTGGCAGCAGCTACAACGCGGAGCCGCATCATTTTCCATCACGCTGGCGCGTGGACGTGCAGAACTCTACCCCGAAATGCATGGCACGGTAACAGGATTTAAAAGCGAGATTGATAATCAGGACTGGATTATTGCGAAAGCCGAGCACACCATTGATAACAGCGGCTTTACCACGCAGCTTGAGCTTGAAGCAAAAATCCCGGAATGGATAGCAGAAACAGAGTGAGCAACTTAGAATAGCGGCAGCACCACGTTAAGGGAGGTCGCTATGTTCCGTTGTCCGCTTTGTGGCGCATCTGCCCGTATCCGCACCAGTCGTTCGGAAAATGATTCAAACACCGTACGGAAAAAATATTACCAGTGTAACAACCTGGAATGCGGCATAAGTTTCTCAACACTGGAAGCTTTCCATAAATTCACATCGAAACACGCCCCCGGCGTTCACTCTTCAGAAGGTATCCCGTGGCATGAGTTGCCAGCTTCACACAGGGGAAACAATCAGATGAGTTTGCCTTTACCTCAGAATTAACAGGCAGAATTGCCGGAGTAACAAAAAAGCGATAGATTACGCGCGGGTGCCTTTCGGCTGATGGTCGGAGGGAATACCCGAAGGCCAGATGTGGAAAGGCCCCGGAAAACATTTCTGTTTAACCGAGGCCCTAACCGTCTAACCTTAGCAAGTGATAGGTTAGCGCCTCCCTGAAAAAGGAGCAAGCGCTATGTCGCAAAAATCGCTTACGGCCATCACGTTCTGCGTGACGGCAATCCTCATCATCTGGATGCTGCACGGTTCGCTGTGCGAAATACGGATGAGCTTCTGGGGAGCGGAGTTTGCGGCGTTCTTACAGTGTAAGCAGTAAGGAAACCGCGACGGGGGAGCAATCCCCCGTCAATCGGTTGCCAGGGTAAGGTCGATAAGGCACCCTATCTCACCAATGCCGTTCAGTTAGTTAAGGAATTGAGGTTCGATAGCCCGAACCTCGCGCAGAGGCAATATGACCGAAAGCCTGATTCCTTAATGCCCAAGATGAGTCTCTATTCATAAAAGCGCTTAACTACTCGACATTGGCGGTGTATCCCCCGCATTGTCTGAATGCCGCCTCTTACCTTTCGCGGTCAACTGACGACTTCTAGTTCTAGAACGCCTTGATTTTTTGTACTTGTACATTGAAAAATAACCATAAATTGTTAGCCTGTGCAGTAGACTCAGTGGCGGTAACTGGTCAGCATGAAGTGTAAAGTGAATAACGAAGCTCTAAAATTATAGGGATGGTCATGAATAATAAGCTAAAGGTAATTGAGTTAAATAGTCTTGATCTGTTTCGTAAAGAATTACTAACTACTATAAAGCCAGAGAAAGTAGAGAAATTACTTAGATGGTATCTTCAATCATATGGCGGTGTTAATTTCAAGTTCGGTTATGACAGACCAATTTTTAGAGCGCGAAAGTGCCCAAATGAATGCGGATATAATAACATCAGTGAGATATATCCCCCTCCACCAGAAAAATGTAAAATAGGCCGAATGAATGATGATGGACAAGCTATCTTCTATGGCGCTTATAGTATCGGAACAGCTTTAGCCGAAATTAATGCAAAAGAAGGGGATTATGTTCACATAGCTCACTTTAAGATGCCGGAAAATTCAGAGTCTGGAATGCGATGTTTTGCTATCGGTGAGGTCTTTAATGTGTATCACGGTGTAAATACAATTTCAATTGAAGTGTTTAATGAAATTCGCGACATCATTAGCAGAATTGGTAAGGACGACATCCGAGCTTTGCTATCATATTTGTATATGGATGCCCTTTCTGCTGAGTTGCTTAATAGTATCAATGCCCATGAGGTAAATTATATTTACTCAAGAATTTTTTGCCGTCTTCTTCTTGATAAATACCCTGATGTTGATGGTCTTATTTATCCTAGCGCTAAAATAAAAGGGGCCTCAAATATCGCTTTGCGCACAGAAACAGTTAAATCGAGAATGCATTTAGTTGCTAATCTTGTGTTTAAAGTAAATAAAATTTATCCATATGGAATAGTAGATTTCAGTATAGTAAAACAAGCCAAAGGACATACATCAGATGGGCGCATCGTTTGGTGAGCCAAACTTTTAGTTAGCTGATTGAAAAACCGATGCGTCAGTTTGCACTGCATGTGGTGTATGGGAAGCGCGGGCTTGTAGTGCAGGTCATTTCAGAAGAAGCTAACGAGAAAGCTTAGACATACTGTGACTACTAAACAAGCAGAAAGCCCGTGTTTATGGGGGGGGCAATCCACACAACAGGCGATGTCGATTAGTTAATACACTTGTATGAATAGAGACTCATTTTTGTGCATTAAGGAATCAGGCTTTCAGTCATCTTGCCTCTGCGCGAGGTTCGGGCTATCGAACCTCAATTCCTTAACTGAACTACATTGCCCTATCTCACAGCTCTAAATGCAAAAATCCCATGAAACTGTGGGTATTTCATTACACACTGACACTGCTCTACCTTTCTATATGTATCACTCTAAACCAGTTAATCAATTGGCACTTATCAACAACAAAAAATCTGATAAAATCAAAATGTTTTGTAACAAATTTCAGCTTGTAGTGTTCCAAAGGAGACGGATTACATGGCATTAATCAAATGTCCTGAATGCCAGAAAGAGGTCAGCGATTCAGCATTATGTTGCCCTGCTTGTGGTAAACAACTGAAAAAACTTAAGCGTTCATTTTTTGGAAAACTCATTAAATGGGCTTTTATATTTTTTAATATTTTTATGATCTATACACTTTTAGTTGGACTAGGAGGCGCTGATGAAATAATAAACAATACCACATCCGATGCCGAAAAAGCTGGGGCAGTTATTGGTACGGGCTTAGGTTTAATTGCCATTGGAGGCTTATGGGTTATTGGCGATATAATTATCGGAATTTTAGTGTTTCTTACTAAACCAAAGGGATAATAAAATGAAAAATATGATTTTTTCTATAGGTGCATTATTTATATCAATTAGTGTACTGCCTGTTCACGCAGCAACTGAACATAAGAATTTCAATGCAGTGCTCCAGTGCCGAGCGATAGAAAACAATAAAGACAGACTTTCTTGTTACGATAAGTCAATACAACCGACTCGAACGAAAGTTGCTGAAAAATTTGAAAGCAGGGATCAATGCCCTGATGAGAAAGATGATGACAAACGTTTATCTTGTTATGATCGTTTTTTTTCTCCAACATTTACTCCATCTGTAAACTCAAAATCTAAAACGGAAAAGCTAGTAACAACAGAGGCTCAGCAACCAAATCTTTCTGAAATATCTAAATGCCGAGCAGAAAATGATAAAGAAGCCAGACTAAACTGCTACGATAAACTATTCCCACAGAATGAAGCTGTTCAATCTGAATCACAATTAGAGAAAGCCACAGATGCAGGAAAATGGCACACGTCCATTACTACATCGCCAATTGATGATTCGAAAAATGTAATTTTATCGTTAGAAAGTGATGATTATATCAGAACTCCATTTGGAGAAGCTGTTACTCCCACTCTGTTTATAGCTTGCCGAGAAAAGAAAACCGAAGTATTTCTTAGTTGGGATGTATATTTAGGCCTTGAACAAACCAGCATGCTGTATCGTCTTGATAAACAGAAAGCAGTTGAAAGAAACTGGCTAATATCTACAGATACAAAGGCTGTTTTTTATAAAGGTAATGATATTGATTTCATAAGAAAACTTGCCAACTCACATAAAATGTACACAAAAATAACCCCCTATAATGAAAGCCCTGTAAGTGCAACTTTCAATTTAAGCGGCCTGTCAAATGCACTAAAACCGCTTCAAGATGCTTGTAACTGGAAATAGTATATACCTCCCCAATATCAGATGACAAAACGCCCGTGAAAACGGGCGTTTTGTCATCTGTAACTCGAAAATGTGGTCATTGCGTGGACATACGATGATATAAATCCTTTTATATCAAAAGATTAAACCACTATTATTTTCCTCAACAAGGATTTTCACGTTTGTGTTACCTGTATGAGACGAGAGTTAACCAGACAAGTGTGCCATAATCTCGCGGCCAGGCATACTTGCGAAGATTTCAGGTATAAGGATACGTAATGATACAACCTATTTCCGGCCCTCCTCCTGGGCAACCACCAGGCCAGGGAGATAACCTGCCGTCTGGCGCGGGCAATCAGCCTTTATCCAGTCAGCAACGTACTTCGCTGGAAAGCTTAATGACGAAAGTGACCTCACTGACGCAACAACAAAGAGCAGAACTGTGGGCGGGTATCAGGCACGATATTGGTCTGTCGGGAGATTCACCGCTGCTTTCGCGTCACTTCCCTGCCGCTGAGCACAATCTGGCGCAACGTCTGCTGGCCGCGCAAAAAAGCCATTCTGCCCGCCAGCTTTTAGCGCAATTAGGGGAGTATTTACGTCTGGGGAATAATCGTCAGGCGGTCACGGATTATATCCGTCATAACTTTGGTCAGACGCCGCTGAATCAGCTCTCACCGGAGCAATTAAAGACCATTCTCACCCTGTTGCAGGAAGGGAAGATGGTTATTCCGCAACCTCAGCAGCGCGAGGCGACCGACCGTCCGTTATTACCGGCGGAGCACAATGCGCTCAAACAGCTGGTGACCAAACTTGCGGCGGCAACGGGAGAACCCAGCAAGCAGATCTGGCAATCGATGCTGGAACTTTCCGGGGTGAAAGATGGCGAGTTAATTCCAGCGAAACTGTTTAACCATCTGGTGACCTGGCTACAGGCGCGTCAGACGCTAAGCCAGCAAAATACGCCGACGCTGGAATCACTCCAGATGGCGCTAAAACAACCTTTAGATGCCAGTGAACTGGCGGCGTTATCGGCATATATCCAGCAAAAATATGGCCTTTCTGCGCAATCATCGCTTTCTTCTGCCCAGGCCGAGGATATTCTTAATCAGCTTTATCAACGGCGGGTTAAAGGGATTGAGCCGCGTGATATGCAACCGCTGCTTAATCCTTTTCCACCGATGATGGACACGTTGCAAAATATGGCAACGCGTCCCGCGCTGTGGATACTGTTAGTCGCGATTATCCTGATGCTGGTCTGGCTGGTTCGTTAG